CATAAATTTACTAAGATCAATCATACCATCTTGTTTTGGCATATTTGCGATGACTTCTTCTTGGCTTGATCTCGCCCAATCAGTAACTTGGTTAACTAAACCGGGAATATCCATACCATATACGCGCTTTTCAGGCATTCCAACGTCTTGTCCGTCATCCCAGCGCTTCGGAGGCTCGTCACCTTCATAATATCTAACATGACGGATGCGCGTGCGAGAAATTGGCTCAATATCGCCAGTAAATGGACGTTTATCATCAGCAAATATCTCACCTTCTTGAATTTCTTGTTCTGCGCTATCAATATTGCTCGTGTTAGTGGCGCTCAGAAGCTCTTCTGTCTCAACCACGTATGCTACCGCTCCGTGTCCCTGAGCCTCGGCTACAGCGCATTTATAGTACGATTGATAGGCATTTTGGCGACTAGCTGGAGAGTGACAAGAGGTAATCGTGTCAAAATCACTCATTCTGAGCACATCTATCGGATGTCGAGTAATAATAATGGAATATTTGTCATTATCGAGATTATTTATCTCTTTTTTGATAAATGCGGCGTTTTTTTGCCAATATTGCCCATATTCAGTAGCTAAATCAGTCAAATCATAGCCTGCAGATCCCGCTGTACCCGGATTTACGACGTATGTGTACAATTGCTTGTTAATTCTTTCGAAATTTTCATATTCTTTCTCATCAAGAGCTGCTTTAACCATTTTCAAAGTGGTTCGCCCGGGCGTTCTAACCGGCTCGCCATCCGCCAACTTATAGTTGATATCAGCCATGTGTTTGTAGACTTTTTGGTATAATGCGTCCTTTTTTCTGCTTAAATCGGCTATTTTGGCGAAAAGTTTGCCAATTTTCATCTGAATCTTCTTAGTTTTCTTTTTTGGCTCAGGTTCTCCCGTCAACATACCCAATAAATCGTCGGATGTGCGTAGATCACGCTCGGCGTACACCATACCTTTCTCCCAATCTACGTCATATTCTTGAGATCTGAAGAATTCTGCAAATTTTCCAAGCTCTGAGTCTGGATCGGTGGTTGGAAATGGTATAACAACACGCATTTTGTTGCTAAAAAGATCATTTAGGGGCAAATTTGCTGGATTTAGATCATCCAATACGTCTTCAAGCACTCGCATCTCGTCTTCAGTGACTTCTCGGAGCACTTTTTCGTTGACAGGGACACAATTAGGCACCATTCGGTTACCTTTTTTCTTTAAACCGACTTCTTTATATCCATCCCAGCATTTTTCTTGTAAAATGTCCAGTAATGCAGTCGTTTTTTCTAGAATTTGTTCATCATCGAGCATTATTACCACTTTTTGCACGACCAGTATCGTGCTTTTAACTTAGAACCAGGATTCTTGCAGTTGTGGCGCGCTCTAAATGACTTGCGACGTTTAGGAGAGTCCTTTTTGATCTCCATGTTAGCGTCACCGTAGCGAATAATCTTTTCTGTACCACCATCACATGCCTTTACAACAAACTTTTTCTTGCCATGCCCAGCTTCTCCTTGACGAATTCGTCTTGGGGAGTTGCATTTCATCTTTTCCTTGTCAGTTTTCTTTTTTTCACTCAAAACTGCTTCAATTTCTTCTTCAATAATTTGTTTTAGATCAAGGTTTTCTTTTGTGGTGACTTTTCCCTTCTTGGTGTTGGCAACATAGCTTGTTTTTCCGCTATCTTTACCTGTTTTTTGTGCTTTTTTCTTTTTCTTGGCAGTCGCAGCGCGCTCGCCTTTACTCATTGACTTAGCTTTTGATGCTGGGAGACATCTATCGGGATTCTTTTTATTTTTAGAGGTTCCACAGTCTCCTTTTACGTTGCCAGCAGAGTCAATTCTTTTCCAATCTTGATCGAGCCACTTCTGAAGCTCTCCTTCTTCAAGTTCTGGACTAATTTCTTCATTCTTTTTGCTTTTCTTTTTAGAGCCTTTTGCATAATTGGGATCTTTACAGTACTTTGAGGCTGCTAAGTTGGCATATGCGCTGGGATATGTGTCAAATGTTCTTTTTGCCCAAGCTTTTCCTTTTGCGCATATCTTATTGCCCTTCTTTTTCTTTTCATCAAGTATTGCTTTGATTTCTTGCTCAACAATTTCGGTTGCCGCGGCAATTGTAATGTCTCCGTATGTCTCACAAGGATCATTTCCACAGCCGCAATTTAACTTTTCTTCAATAACTTCTTCTTCTAGTTTATCGTTATCGGTTGCATCTAGTACTTTTTGTATGCGCTCGGCTTGACTAGCGTGCATTTTGGATGCATTTTCTAACTCTCCGACAATTTCTTCAAGTTCTTCTTCGTGCTCTTTTGTATAAGATTCCGAAAATTGTTGCCAATTTTTATAAATTTCTTGCATTTTTATATATCTCCAAAGCTTTGTCTAATAAATAGATCGGAATTTCGGTATTGTCAATGTCTTTTACATCTTCAATTGATATCCACTTGTAAGAATCATGTTCAATTTCCCCAGTCTCTGGATTTGGGATATGTACATCCACTTTTCCACTCCAACTTGGCGCCAAAAAATAGTACTTTTCTGGTTTTGGTTCTGCAATATAGATTAATTCTTCAGGATTGCAAGATAAATTTGTTTCTTCCTTTAATTCTCTAGCGGCACCTGCTTCAATAGAGCTGTCATCTTCATCTATGTGTCCACCCGGTATTGTCCATTGCCCTGCTCTCTTGTCGATATTGGATCTTCTAATGATGAGTACCCTATCTTTGTCATCAAAACATATAACAATTCCGGCTGCTTTAATTTTATCTTTGGAAACGAATTCGTTCCATTTTTTATTTTTTAGCGACATGCCTTATAATTATGCGCTTTATTTTCGCAAAACTCTTTTAATGTCCTATCCATTGGTAGGTATTTTATAGGCGCAACCCAGATCATGTTTTCCTGCACTTGAATTTCTGGATAATATTCAACGTCTACTCCATATAAAATTCCCATAATTTGTCCCGAGGTGTTGTATATCACAGAGCCAGAGCATCCAAACCACCCATATGTATTTATTATTAATTGAGTCCCAGCAGCAACTGCGTTCTCAACTCCGGCTATCCTACCGTCAAATGACATTAAGGAATGCCAAGAAGGATATCCAGAGTACACTATTTTTGTACCCACTTTGTGATCCTTGGAAATTTTCCATGGCATAGGCTCTAATACACTTTTCGAAAATGGTTCTTTTAAAAGTAAGACAGCCATATCTTGTGAAGGATTTTTATATATCAACACTGCTGTTTTTATGGAACGATCCTTTTCGATCAGATATTCAGTTCCAATTTCATCTTCAGTTACGTGCTTTGCTGTTAAGATAAGCTGCAGATCCTTGTATTGTATAACAGAACCGGAACCGTGTCCACCACCAAGTGTCAATATCCTTACGGCTGCTTTACGTACGTCTTTTTCTACGCCAGACATACCTTTGCTAATTTTTTCAACTGGTTTTCCTGGCTTATAGCTGTCTGAATGCCCGGGCAAGGAAAATGCCACTAAAGCACACAGTGTTAATAACATATATTTTATTTTATTTCTCATGTTCCGGTATCCTCAGATTCTTCTTGCTTATATAAGTATCCTACTTCAACTAATTGTCCGGCAGAAGGTAAAACAGTAAAATGCACAGTATTTTCTGATTCTACATAAAACCAATCAAAATTTAATACACCATCAATAAAAACTCTAATTGTATCTGCCTCTGCTTTATGCGTCAATGTTATTTTTTCAATTGGCTCTATTGAATGAGTTGCATCTGTGACACCCGGCGACCAGTCTGTGTCACATATATCAACAATAACCCCTCCAAGCATCCGAGTGGCGTCCATATATCGATCGCCTACGTCAATTGGGCTCGGCGGCCATGAGCAAATAGATGCTGTACTTTCTTGATTGACAATACTAGCCATAAAAACAGAACCCATGCGAAGAGAGCCGTACCAACTAATGAAATCCGACGGATTTGGGTACTCTATGTCGCTTTGCTCTTCTTCATCAGATACAAAAACCACTAACAATCCGGCATCTGGACGCATCCAAGTGGAAGAGTAGGGATTATGGTTAATATATTCGTATACAGAATTAAAGCCTTCTTCAAATGGCGCAGACGTCAATGTAGCTAACATGGCAGCTGCATCATCTATGTCATCCCCGGGAACTAATGGAAACTCTGTACTTGTGACAGAACGGGTTGGATCTGCGCTAATCATAACAAGCCTCCAATCAGATGTTGGTAGAGCCAACAGCATCGCTTCAACACCTGCCAATAACTCGGGATTATAGCGGTTCATAGAACCAGAACGATCGACAACCCACAAAATATCAATTCCATCGATTGACATGTGTTGAGTAAAAGAATCAATCCATATCTCTCCCTCGTTAACCGGCACCTCTACCTCAACATAAACCGGCACTTCTATTTCAATTTCTTCCGTAATTGTTTCCGTAATTGTTTCAGTGACTACGATAGTCTCTGGTTCTTTGGAGTTTATAACTGCATAATCCTGCGTGCAACTCAGCAAAGAAAGTAAAAAAGCCAATATCATTTACATGCGCCCTCCTAATAAATATATTTAAGTCTCATTTGATACTTTCAACAACCTAAAACTTAATAAAAATATATTAAGTATAGAGAGCAATTGTAAACTATGATGTCCTTCCGATGTTGAATATATAAACAATCCAACGTTTGCTGCAGCTGCGACTAAACACGAAACATCTAATAATCTGTTCGCGTGTTTTAGTAAATTGCCCACATTGTAACTATGCGCCCGATTCGGAAATCAACTCTAAGTCATAAACATAATGATCTTCAACGATACCGGTTCGCATATTGTATACGCTAATAGCAGGAAAGATTGTTGTTTGTTTTTCATTAAGAAATGTCGCAGCCACCACTCCGTAGGATTCAAGTTGAGCACCAAACGGATCGGATGTCGATATTTTTACCAAATCACCTTTTGCCCAATCGCGCATCACTATCATTTCCATTCATACCTGTTTTGCTTCGCCCACTCGCGTCTTACTTCATCTGAATCCAAGCTTACCCTACGCAGGTTAGGGATATTATTACCGTCATCGCTCATATGTGCCTCAAGCATTATGCGCTTAGCGTCCCAGGTATATACCTCGACGTCACATTCAGCCAGCATCTTAATTAAATCATAATCCATTTCTATAGAGATTCCTTCACCAAACATCTTGCATGCATGAATTTCCAAAAGGCAAATATCAACATATTTCAAGGCGCCAGTTTCATATAAGTGAGGAATAACTTTATACTCACCCCCTTCAATATCCATTTTCAAGACAATCATGTCGTCCATAGAATAATTCTTTATAAACTCAGATAAATCCACGGATTGTATATTAATCGCGATATTTTTCATTTTACGCACTCCCGCCTTTCTATTATCGGTTGATGAAGATTCATTTCCCATATCATGAAATGCGACACCATCGTTGCTTATCCAAACAGCCTTGTTGTAAAATGTAATATCTAGTTCAGATGCATCATATGGCGACTCGTCAACGACTCTGCGTGTGTTTTCTAGTAGGGTTTCCCACAACTGCCGGCTAGCCTCAAAAGAGTGAATTTCCCATTGCTTGATGTCGCCGCGTGTTTTGTTGATATAGTTTAACCACGCAGCGATAGATTGTCCAACATTTGCCCCAGCATCGATAAAAATTTTTTTCATTTATTTTTCCTTATTTTTTCGAATATTTTATTCGAGTAAAATTTTTTTAGTCTTTTTCGGAAGATTGAGAATGTAAATCATAAAAACCAGCAAGAATAGACAATTTTAAACTTTGTTCCTCGATCCAAACACGATTAGGTGCATTAGTCAGATCCAACGAATTGCCGGCAGTCCATGTTACATACCAAAAGTATATGTCATCATCTTCCATCGAAATACGTCGCTCACGGCTAACCAATACGCCAACCTGTCTATTGACAATATCGATAACAATATCGCCGATAGATAGTATAACACAGTCTGCCTGCTCGCGCCAGTTTAAATCATTCAGCCCCATAAATTAATTACTTGAATATAATATTAAGTGCTCGCTCAATATCATATTAATGACGCTTTCTTCCGTATACCGCGAGTCTCCATCACGACACCAATAAATACGCCACACAATAAGCGAAAAGTCACTAGAACGATGAGGCACCCGCGATAAATGCCGAGATATAAGAACTCCGATATCGCCAGATTTAATATCATAGACGAAATCGCCCGCACCTAAAACTACAATATTGCCCACATAGTATATATGTGGACTATTTTAAATCTTCATCCAGCCAAGTTTTTGCTTTTTACATTGCTTTATTTGCTCGATAAGACTAAGTTGCTTGTCGACAACACAAGCATTAGCCGGCTCAAAGAATTGTTCATGTACGATTGGCTCATAGTCGCCTACTTTATCGCCCATGCGAACAAAGTTGTCAAATAAGTCGGTACTGAAATATACCCCGGGGCTTCCGATATCTCGCAATATTCCAGGCGAACTTGCTTCCGCCATCGGCGCCGCTAGCGCCAGTGTAGCTAATATATGTTTAAACATTGATTATACCTTTATTCTATCAATCATATACGGATGACTGACAGCCATATCCTTGTAAAGCCGCTTAAGCACCTTCTTCGCGATTTCCGCAACTTCATCCTGCCCCTTGGATTTGCCAAGTAGGTTAATTAATTCGTCTTCAATCAGATCCTTCGTTTTGCGGCTACGCAATTGTTTTTCAACTTCGTCGCTAACAATTTTCTGAACTTCACCTTTAGTGAGTTCTTCTTTGATTATAGCAACTAGTTTTTCCGGTGTTAGTAGCATACACATAATTAGTCACGTTTATTTATAATCACCAATCTTAAATGATCTTGTACCGTATCTGTTGCAAAACCTTTTTTAAACCAAAATATGCGATATATCGGTGCGTATATATACCGTATCTTTATTTCCATAACAATCCCTAAGTTGTAATCATCGCCATCGACATAAATGTAATCTGGTGAATAATGGTACCCTGCATACGAAACTAGATCCCCAACCTTAAACAACGCGGGATTGATTTGTTCATAGTAGTCTTGTGATATATCAACGTCGAAATCGTCTGGATCGTCCATATATTATATATGCATGTCAAGTTTCTTTTGTTAGCAATCTATCACACTCTGGGCAAACCGCTGGCAATCTCATTACCATTCCGGTACCGCAATGCCAACATGTGTATTTGTATTTACTGATTTTCATTTTATCTCCTTATAATCTGTAACTAAACGTAATCTTTCTATGGTATGCATCCATAATCTTTCAAGTACACCGTCATGTGGGTATTTTATCCAATATATTTGACACATATTCATTGACGGTGCTGTATCTGTCTCTTCATCATATAGTTGTACAATGACTGCCACTCCCCCGTGACATGAACATGTAACTAAGTCTCCCACCTCAAACTTGTGTTTGGGTGCTTTCTTGAAAAAGTCTTTCACCCGTTCTTGGTATCCCACAAGGTATATACTTTGGGGAAATTTTTTGGGGCGGTTTTTTAAAGAACTAATAATCTCAAAATTTTTAGGCGCGATCGAAAACAGACTATACCGGCATGTCAGGGATATGTCAGATTACCGTGACATACTATCCGGGGTAGGGGGAGGGGGGTGCCCCATAGTGCAGTTTGAAACTGAACAATCAACGAATGTTAAATGTATGTCAATATCATTTATCACATTTGTTTGCAGTCTTATTACATATACAATCTACTATCACATAACTGTACACGTATAATACTATTGGTGCATAGCACGCGATGATTGTGCAGGTTTCTCCTACTCTTTTTATTATTCTCTTTAGTCTCGGCTTCATTTCCCTCCAGCCTAAACAGTTATTGTATTATTAAACTGTATTCGTTTACGTATTCTCGCGCATGCAAAACCTACATGTAGTGTGTGTATGTTATACTCCCCTAGGGATTAGCTAAACAATCACACACTGACACACTACGGGTAGTGTCTCGCATATAGTGTT